ATCGCCGCCAAACACCGAGCCAAGAGCTGAAGCAATTTCTCCCGCCATCTGGATCACAGCCACCTTGAGCCCAAGCCATCCGACGGTGATCATCTTGATCATATCCATGATGCCGGCTCCAGCCATAAAGAATGCCCTGACAATAAACTCAGCCACCTGAGACATCCCGCCAAACTCAATGATCATATTCTTAATGCGATTAGCAATCTCGATCAGTATTGGTGCAAAATTGACGGCGAGCTGTTTAGATAGCCCACTCCATACCAGACCAATATCAGCCCAGGCGTCGTTGGCTTGTTCGACCATGCGAGCCTGATCGTCACCGATCAAGACGCCGAGATCTTCCATCTTTTCTCTCATCTCATCGATGGCTTTTGAGCCGCCAGCCATTGTGACCAGTAACTCTTGCCCCGCCCTGCCAAAGATGTCATATGCTACCGTTGCCTTGCGTGCAGCCGTTGGCAGTTTGTTGATTGCATCAGATAAAATCCCAAACATTTGATCGGGACTCAGCCGCTCGAGCTGTTTCGCGTCGAGGTTTAATTCTTTTAATGCGTCGGTGGCGGTCCCGATTCCGATTGCAGACTCGCCGACATTCTTGACCATCTTGGATATCGATTTGTCCATCTTCTCGATCGACACTCCGCCGAGGGTCGCCATGTGCTGCAACACTTGAATCGACGCCACCGTTGAGCCGATATTAGCCGCCAACTTTGCGAGCATATCAACCGCAGCCAGTCCCTTTTTGGTCATAACTACGATTGCACCAAAAGCAAGGGCACCCATAGCCGCCCCGAATAGTGCCGCCTTCTTTGCTACGTTTATCAAGCCGAGGGCGAGCTTCGAGACTGTAGCACGTACGCTGAGCATCTTCTTATTAAAAGAGCCAGTCCTCGCCTTGACGTTGATGTGCATCGTCCCAACCGTTGCCATTATTTTCCCCTCGCCATCGCGTTCATTATGTTGATCATCTCATCCTCGCTTTGCTTTGGTTTCTTCATCAATGGCATAAAATCTCCTGGCGTGAAGGCTTTGCCCCGCTTGCCTTTGTTGACGTTGGCGATTGTGCTAGCGATCACGCCAGCCTGTAGATCACCCCTGCACCCCCCAAAGGGCTCAGTACGGTAGTAAGCCATCCACTCAGCCAGCTCTCTGCTGTCGATGCGTTGCAAAAGCTCCCTGACAGTCATGCCACCAAGAGCCAGAGCAAGCTGAAAGTAGAAACGCCGTTCAGGACGGCTCTCTAGTTTCCCGCTAAGTCCTCGGCGTCATCCTGGCTGAAGCCGTTGAGCCTCTGTGCTACCGCGAATACTCGATCGAGTGCTGCCGCTGATTTCTTGCCAAGCTCTGCAGCGTCGGCATCAGTAAACACTCTCTCGCCCTTATCGTCGCAGATCGTCAGCACAGCGAACCTAGCCCGCACGTTTTGCATATTAGGCTTGTTCTTCTTTTGTACCATCGACTGCTCAAATGAGTCCCGCTCTGTTCCTGTGAGAGTCCTGACAAAGATCTCCCCACCCCACTCTGGAACATTGACCAATTCTCTAGGCAGGTCGTCAGATTGTAGAATTGTGTCTCTTGTAAGCATTACGCGATTGTTACTGCCCCAGACACCTTGAGGGTGATACTTGCGGTAAACTTCTCATCTTGGGCTATGGTCATATCGAAGCCCGTCAAGACGGCAGAGAATGTATAAGTGGCTGCAGATGCGGCATCTGGAAACGTGATAACGCAAGTTTTAGCCGTTGGTGCAGCTGTAGCAGTTGCGTCCCACTCGTCCTCGAACTTTTGAGCATCTGTACCCATTGGATCTATCATGATTTCGAGGCTTACTTCGCCGCTGTCAATCGAGCCGCCCATAAATGTTCGATGGATGCTGTCGAGTGTAGTCGTATCAATCGTAGCCACCGAGATCGATGGAGCACTGATCGAGATAACCTCTCCGATCACTTCTGAATCATAAGTAAATGTTGTACCTGTTGTGTTAATAGCCATTTCGGCATCCCCTTATTCGTGCCAGATCACAAAGTCCATTATTGTACGGAACGCTCCGAACTGGCTTGCTGGCTCATTGGTTTCATCAATATCTACGACTGACTCTAGCCGTAGGCTGTGGATTGTTTCGCCTTCGAGCGTGCCGGTGTAATTCACCAGGGCTGACTCGATTGCGTTTCTTAGTGTTTTAGTACCGCCATACGTCGCCGAGATGGCCTCTACACCTAGCCGGGTGCGGCGTATAGATGATTGGGTCTGCAGACTCTCCGACTGCTTGCTGTGGACATTCTGGTACACGATGGCTGGCAAGGTCGAGCCTTGCGGTCTACGTTGTGGATACACGCGAGCCACCACCAGACCGGCGACGGTTGCGTCGTTTATTAGTACCGATCTTACCGCTTTCTCTAGGCTCATTTCTTCAGCCCCATCTTTTTCATTTCTTCTTGCATAGCCGCCATCACTAGACCGGCGAAGAGATCAGGATCGTTGAACTCTTCATAGGCTCGCGTCATCATTCTGGTCGCCGATTGCTTTGGACCACCCCACTCGACAAAGTGCCCATAATGTACGCCCTTCTTGCTAGGATCTACGTAGACTCTGCCGATGATCATGCCAGTCTTAGCTCTACTGCTCACCTTGCTCGTTATCGATTTCTTCAGCCTACCTGTTCGCACTGGTGCTAACTCTCTCGCCCTGTTGCGTATTAAGGCTGTGAATCGTCGCATTCCCTTACGCATCACATTCTGTCGCACCTTGTACGGCAATTTTTTGAGCTTCTTATCCATTGCTTTCACGCCGGATACTTTTATGGTGACACTCATGTAGTCACCTCTTTGCATAAAAGCTCGAGGTAGATATTTCTCTCTTGCCAGTTTCGGACTGACTCGATCTGGAATGTACGACTATCAAAGGTGATCCGGCTCTGGGGCGTTATGCCAGCCTTGTATCGGATCTTGATCATGTGCGTCACTACGCCGGCCAACTCTCCCGCGATGTCAGTCTCTTGACCGCTTACAGGGTTGATCGAAGCCCAGACACTTGCGTCTGTGGACCAGCTATCAGAGAGATCGCCATAGTCATCGTAGGACGTCCCTACCGATTGCAAGGCGACTCGATGCCGTAGTGCTGCCGCTCTCATACTAGATCGCCGCTCCTGTACTGCCAGATCAAACTCTCCAGACTCATAGGTACTGGCGTGAGTCCAATCGGTGTATTTGCTTCTCGATTCTCGAACCAATTTGCAGCCAGGATCTTGATCGCTGCCAGGACTCCATCAGGAACGTCGCTCGCAGCGTCTCCATCGCCAGAGACAAAGGTGATCTCGATATCGTCGGTATATCCCCGCACGTCGCTAGGATAATCTTCGCCGCTTACTGGTCGAACTCGTCCGGGCTCCAGCGCTGTATCTACATCGTAGAGAGCCGAGGACCAGGTTTGCTGCGTGTCGTTGCTGTCGTAGTATTTGATCGACGCGATCGATTGCAGTGGGAATATCGGGAGAACGATGTCTCCAGCCGGGAAGTTTTTCAGCTTCAAGACCCAGGTTGCTGTGATGCACTGCCGGCTTGTAGCCATCTCGACGTATGCTCTCGCTGCTGCTGCCAGTGATCCGATCAGCGTATCCTCATCAGTCCCATCGACTCTCATCCACGTCTTTTGATCTGCTGTCACGACCGGCTCTACCGATGGTGCTACGGTTTGTGTAATACTCATATTATGTCCCTCAAAATCCTGCAGGATCCGGCAGGACCCCGCAGGTGGTTGGTCTACTGACCGATGGCTTACGCCATTGTGATCTTGTGCAAAGCTGCTGCAAGCACAGTAGCACCGTCCACACGTTCATGGATACGGAATGCCACCTGACCGTTGGCTGCGTACAATTCGTTGAGTCGAATCAATACGCGAGGACCACGATCTGCAATAGTGTAATAGCTGAAGTCTCCAAAGACTACGGCTACGTTACCTGTTGCTGTTGTTGGCATATCGCCAGAAGCATAGACTGGCTTGCCGAATAGACGATCAGGCTCGCCGGCTTGCATACCAGGCTGCCAGATGTACTGATCGTTGGCATCTTGTAGCTTGCGGATCTCTTTGATCGTGCTGTCGTTCATGATCCAGCTGGCTTTGTTTCGATACTGCCGACCACAAGAGTGGTAGAGATCGATAAGCTCGTCTGATGTCAATACGGTAGCCGACGCTGCTGTAACTGAAGCTGTCGCCCCGGTACATACGCCCTCTGGTTTTGAGGATCCATCACCGTCAACAAATGCCGCTTCTTCAGCATTTGCTACGCGACGTGCAAAGTTGCGCGCGAGGTAGCCAGTGAGGTCAAATACGCTATCTTGCAAAA